TAGTAGTAGTAGTAGTAGTAGTAGTAGTGGTTGTTGTTTTATCTTTTGATGAATAGGAGTTTACCCACCCAATCATATTATTTCTCTTTTTTTCTGATACGTCACTTATTTCATTGTTACCAATCCGTTCTAATGATTTTTTTAAATCTTGACCTGTTTCAGATTTAAAAAGTGAAATAAAGGCGGCCATTGCCGGCATAACTTGACCATCCCCTCTTTTATAGTCTCGTTGTACTATATAAAACATGGCATTATAGACTTCGTTTACATCACTGTCTGATGTTTTACCATTCTTTTTCCTATTATCAATTAAATTATGTCTAACAGTACCTACTAAACCTAAAAGTACCTTACGGTCAATAATTTCTCTGGGCATTTTTAATTAAATTTTATTTTGGTACTACATTACCGTTTTCACATTTACAAACTTCCTTCTTTCTAACATTAGAAGAATCTGGCGGATAAATTTTTTCAATAGTGGTACTATCACTTGACCAATGATACTGAACACCATCAGATGTTAGTAACCAAGACTTACCACTACTTACATCGTATTCAGGATAATTATTTGTTGGGTTTTGTGCAATAAGTTCGGCGTAACAAGTTCTAAGAGGTGCAGAAGGTAGAGGTGTGTTACCACCTGTTGATTTTTTTTCTTGTTCAGTATAATCATCACCAGAATATGTATCCACAAGATAGATCAAACCCGCTGTTGTTACACCTATGAGAGATCCCCAAAATAATAATGTTTTCCATGGTATTTTACTACCAGATTTCTTTTTACTAAATAATTTTTTAAATTTATCGATAATTGAACTTGAATTACTACCAAGAGTTTCCGCCTCTTTAGCTAGTCTTCCCGCAAAGGAACTACCTCCAAGGTTTTTACTAGTGGAATTTGCATATAATCTTTCTGCAACCGCATCAGGATAACCATCGGCAACTAATTGTGCTTTAAATTTAGGATAATTTCCCGCAAAACTTCTATATTTTTCAAAAAACCATTTTTGTTTAATTTGATCAACTGAAAATGATTCCCAAAGTATAGGTGGGGTTTTAGATGATTTAAGAAACCATGTTCTTATTTGATTGGTTTCAGCACCTTTTTGTAGAACTGTACCTACTGAATTTCTTCCCATTGTGGAACCATGTACAAGTGCACCAAAAAGATCATCACCATTATCAATTTGTTTACCACCAACTGTTATGAATGCATTATCTTTTTTTGCTGCTTCCACAACACCATTAAAAGTTTGTTTTATTGGGTTATTGGTAGGTAACGCTAAAAATGCTGATTTTGATAGTTTTACTCCGTTAGTGGTCACTAATTCTTGTATTAATGCTAAAAATCCTTTCTTAGGTGGTGCATATTCATTCATATCCATACTTTCTACTGATGTGGATTCTAAATCTTCTTTTAATAGATTATACAAACCTAAAATTCTGCTTTTTTCAGATTCTGTTATTTGTAATTTACCAATTTTCATAATTTTACTTTATTTTACTTTATTTTATTATAAATACTTTAATTATACTAGTTTATTACCTTTACCTCTTTTCAATACAGAACCAACAATATCGGACCATTTTGTGACACCTATTTGATTTGATGGTCCTCTGGTCACACCACTTTCCCATTTTCCAACCTCAGGGTAACCTTGTTTACTACCAGATGATGAAGTACCCGTACCGGCGGTGGTATTTTGTTCATCAATATCACCCAAAATATTATTTTTTGATAATATTAATTTTAATTGTTTTTCTGTTATATTTATTTTCACAATATATAAATATTAAAAAAATACCATTTTTTATAGTAAAAAATAAAATTTATTCATCATAAATTGTTTCATCAATTTTTGAAAACATTTTTATATATTGACCAGCTTTTGCATTTGCCTCATCTTCGATCTCACCACCAATATCAGGTGGTCTGACTTTTAATCTACCTTGTTCCCATTGTTTATGATGTACCAATTCATGTGCAAGACTTCTCATTATATCAACAAGAGCCCTATTTTTACCATTAATTTTTATTATTTTATTTTCTTTTCTATAATCATAACTTGCGGTGGTTTTTAATTCTTTTCTACCATTTTGTATAGAAATTGTGGGGACTTTTTGTAAATCCAATTCTTTTTTTACAAATTTTACAAATTCTTGTAACTTATTCTTTTTTTCTTCAGATAAAAACTCCATAACAATAAATATCACCAACCCATCTGTTCGGGTAAGTCGTTTTCTTTTAAATATTCCAAAATCAATTCAGATATAAAATCATCATCAATTTCATTCAATTCATATTCTGTTATTATGATTGGGGAATAAAATTTAACGAGATTTAAATCTAAATTTAATGATCTATAAAAATCGTCTCCGTCTTCCTTTGTTGAAAATTCAATAAGTAATGTTTCTTTTTCTTCGTTGTAAAAATATTCGCGTATTACCATCCCAAGTAAATGTCTATATCAAAAAATAATTATATTAATTTTCGTAAAAAACCATATTATTATAAAAAATCTAAATAATTACTAGTATTATGGATTGGTATGTTATAGAATATCTTTATTCTGAGTCATTTAAAAAATTTATTAAAACAATGTTTCCAAATGTTGGTATAGTAAGTTTAACAACATTAGAATTATATGATATCAAAAAATTATATAAATTTTTTGATAAAGAAGGGATATATCTAAATGTTGAAATTTGTTATCCAAATCAATGGTTATACAACATATCATTAAAAAATGGTACTATTTTTTCACCACTGTCATTTAGTAAAAAAACAAGAGAAGAAATAGAAATTGATGGTTTTACCGAATGTTTTAAAATTTTGGATAAAAAAATAAGAGACACATCTTTATAATTATATTTATAATAATGGACATATCTATTAAATTTTTATTACAATCCGTTAAAGTTTTAAACGAAAAAAAATATAGTAATGAAGATTTATATTTGATTTATGATTTTTTAATATCTTCTACAAAAAATGAATTATTTAATTTTTACTATTTAAATACTGTTTTATCATATAAAAACGATTTAGAATTGTTTATTGAAACCATAAAACAGTTAATAAAAATATTTGAGGATTTAGAGTATTATGAAGAATGTTTTCATCTTAAGAATAAAGAAAATGAATGTTATGAAATATTAAAAGAAAATTCTCTCAACAATTTTTAGATTTTGTATTTAAAAATAAAACCTTTTGCCTTTTTAAACTTCCCATTACAACAACCCGAAATATACGTCTTATGTATATTCAATATTTGACAAGCATCTTTTAATGATTCAAATTCAAATAATAATTTACCATCTAAGTCAAATTGTTGAACTTTTTTTCTATTAACAGAGGGTTTACCGTAGTTCCAATTTTCAACACCCGACTTTCCATTCTGTGGCATTTTTTTACCATAATTATGATGATTTGTTCCGGTTTTACCAAACATCGGGTTTGCGTATCCAATACCTAATCCCTTCTTAGATTTTGATATCAAATCTTTAGTTTCTTTTGAATGAGTTTTACCTAAAAATCCATTGTTTGGGATTTTTTCAATATTATAATGTGGATTATATTTTATAAAATACAAATGTTCTATTTTTTTGAGTTTGTTTTTTTCAAAAACTTCTTCTACTAATTTAAATTCAAATGATTCTTCACCATACTTATTCCATGCTCTTTGTAATATACATGAGTGATGTTTATTCTTTCTTAAATCTGATTTATGTTTTGATATCCTTTGTTTAATGTTGACAGAAGAACCAATATAAATTTTACCATTATTTTTATTCTCTATGAAATATATTCCCATTTTCATCTCTATAAATATAGAGATAATGAATAAACTCGTAACCGTTTGGTATAAATTATTTATTCACACGTTTTTGTAATAAAAAATAAAAAATAAAAAATAGTCCCGATATGAAATACATAATAATATTGGCTTTCCAAATATTTCCGGTTATCGATATTAACGTATATTGTACGACATCGAACCCAAATGGTAGAAAGAACATTGCCAACATTAGTGAGGTATCTTTGTATAAAGTTAATCTTCCCTCTTTTTGCTTTAATTTTATTAATCGTTTCACCATCAGAATCCATGTAAAATAATTTAATGATTTATGCCCTAAGACTTTTAATATAAATACATTAATTATTGCATTGGTTCGTGGTGATTGTTAAAATAATTAATAATCTCATTAAACATTTTACTTGAACGATTATATTGATGGACAATTTTAAATAATTCATTATCCCTAATTATTTTAACATTTCTGAATCTACCTTTATCTATTTGGTCTAATAAAATTTGTTAAAAAGTAAAATAGTATTAATTTTTTTTTATTTGATTTTTTTATATTATTTTTAATAAAAAACATACAATGAATAAAATTTATCAACCTATTGTTTTAGAAAAATCAGAAGAAATTATTAAAAGTTTAATTGAATCGGGGTTTTTTATTGATTATGAGATACCGAATACAAAATTTGCTAAAGAACTTTTATGTGAAAAATTAACTGAAAAATTCATAAATGGTGAATTGTCTGAAGATAACGCTATTTTTAACGAAGATGAATTTGAAAATATTTTAAAATACATTATCACGGGTTCCATACTTTATGAATTAAAAACAAAAGGTTTAGTAAATTCATATGAAGATGAAAATACTGAAGAATTATTTTTTTTGACAGAAAGAGGTAAAGAAATATTAAAAAATATTCAAAAAATTGATGATGAAAATAAAGAATAATTATTTCTTTTTTTCGTCAACTTGTTGACTAAAACTGTTCTTTTTATGCTGTTTTATTTTTTCCTTTAATTGCGATAAAATTTTATGTGTGTTAGATAAGTTTGTGGAAATGGTTGAAACTCTACCATTTGATAAAGTTTTTAAACCTTCGGGAATACTATCTTCCAATTTTCTGAATTCTTTTATTGTTTCAGATAATGAGTTTTGTAATTCCTCAATTTTATATTGTACTCTATTATACTCCTGTCTATTAACTTTAGAAGTATCTTCACTTAAAAGATTATTTAATAGTTTTTTAACTGTTTCTTCTGAAATTATAATATTACCCATAATATTATAAATACTTTTTAATCACTAATTTTTTTTATTAAAGAAAATTTCTTATTTTTAAAATATAAAAATAAATACACATGAGAAATGTTGAATTCACACTATTTGATTTTAATGACCTTTTAATTGAACCCGCACACATCTCAAATATTAGTTCAAGAAAAGAAATTAACCCCAAATATTATAGTACATCTTACCCAATAATGACAGCACCCATGGATACTGTAATAAACGAAGAAAATTCTGATTTATTTAAAATAAATGGTATAACACCCATTTTACCAAGAATTAGTAATCCGGGTTTAGATTATATTAGTTCAAAGAGATTTTTATCATATAGTTTAACTGATTTTAATAGAATATTTTTAGAAAATACCCCCGTGTGCCATCCTCAACAAAAAAATTTAGTTTTAATTGATGTTGCGAATGGTCATATGAGAGCACTATATGATTCCGCAAAAACGGCAAAAGAAAAATATGGGGATAAAATGGTTTTAATGGTGGGTAATGTTGCAAATCCAAAAACATTCGCCGAATATTGTATGATTGATGTTGATTATATAAGGGTTGGTATTGGTAATGGTGGAGGATGTTTAACAACAGTCCAAACAGGTGTTGGATTCCCTATGGCATCGTTAATTGAGGAATGTTACGATGTTAAAAAATATATGAACTACCCCAATACTAAAATAGTTGCGGATGGTGGTTTTAAATCATATTCTGACATTATAAAAGCATTGGCTTTAGGTGCCGATTATGTTATGTTAGGATCAATTTTTAACAAATGTTTAGAAAGTGCGGGTGAAACAACGAAAGAAAATGGTGAAATTATTGATCAGTATAGTATGGAATCCATGGACATGTACAATGCCGACATACCACTATATAAAAATTTTAGAGGTATGAGTACTAAAGAAGTTCAAAAATCTTGGGGAAAAGAAATCTTAACAACATCTGAGGGAGTAACAAGAAAACATAAAGTGGAATATACAATAAAAAGTTGGATTGATAATTTTGATTCCTATTTAAGATCTGCAATGAGTTATACGGGAAAAAAAGAACTCCACGAATTTATTGGTGGAGTTCAGGTGAATTTCATAAGTCAAAATTCCTATAAGAGATTTAGTAAATAATCATACTCTGAATTCTTTATCTTCAGAACCGGATATTTCTTTATCTCTTTTCATACCTTCTTTAATATAACTTCTAATAAGTCTTGAAACGGTTACTTTTTTCTTATCCGCAACCTTTTCAATTTCTTTATAGTAAGCAGGAACAACCCTAAATGATAACATCTGAATAAGTTGTTTATGTTTAGGTAATTCAGAAGCGGTCGGTTTTTCGTTTTTCGAGTCTTTATATGATTTTGACGCCATTTTATTCTTTTTTTTATAAATATTTGGGTTTTAAGTAATTTTTTATTATTTTAATAAAAACAATATAAATATGTCAGAAGAAAAATCAAATGTAAATCCCGCAATCAAGGAAATTGAAGAAAAATACCCTGAAATGACAAGGGAATTCAAAAAAATCATGAGAGAACAATACGAAATGTTTTGTAAAAAACAATTAACCTATGGTACAGGAAATATATCGGTAGGTACACGATTAGAAACTCCGGAAGAGGTTAAATTATCCCAAACTGGGTTGTGGTTTAGGAAAATGGATAAAATAAATAGACTAAAACAATTAGTATTACTAAACAAGGAAGATGTTGTGAGTGAAACGGTTGAAGACACATATTCAGATCTATCTGTTTACTCTATTATATCACAAATTGTTAGTAGAGGTAAATGGGGAAAATAAAAAGGGATAAAACTAATCCCTTTTTTTATTTAAAAATATTTATAATAAACGAAAAGGTATGACAGTAAACATTAATCACCCAACATTTATTGCATTTTTAGAACAAGTTACAAATAAAATTTTATCAGGAGTTTCTGTTGAAAATTACTTTAATTTATCACAAGAAAAAAAACTACGTATTCAATATATGGTTTTTAAATTAATGAAAAATCTAACTAAAATGCGTGGTAAATTTAATGATTCTGAATTAAAGAGTTTTGTGAATATTTTATGTAAAAAAAATGAAGAATATGAGAATTATGAATTTTCAGGAATATTAAATGATATTTCTAACAATTTTGACAAAATAAATGAATTAACAATAACTAAAAAAAGAACAAATAAACAGATAAAAATAGAAAACAAAGAATAATGAACAAAAAAACTGCTGATCTTGAAATTAAGAAAAAATATGCGGTTTTAACTATGAAATGGTGCCAAGAAAATTTGGGTATAAATAAGAAAAAAAGAAATAAAATAAAAATTTCTGTTAGAATTAGACCCAAAAAAGAAGGTAATTACGTAGTTTATGGTCATTTTAGATCAGACGATAATAAAATTATTGTTTATGGGATAAACGAACAAACACTTTATGAAATAGTATCCACTGTTATACATGAATATACACATTATTTACAATCAAATAAAAAATATTGGGAATATTTCAAAACACATTATTATTCAACACATCCATACGAAAGACAAGCAAAAAGAAATGAAGTCAAGTATTCCTCAGAATGTTTAAAAGATATAAAAAAATTAATCTAATATTTCCAAATCAGTAATTTCTCTTAAAAATAGTAAAATATCATCTTCATTGAATCTATGTTTAACAACTAAATCACATCTCCAAAATTCTTTTATATTTTGGATAAAACCTTCCTTTATTCTATCTTGTTTTACTTTTCTGTATATCCAGTATAATCTATCCTGATAATTTACAAATTCTTTGGGGTACATAATTTTAAATATTATTTGAAACCATATATTCATATATGTCTATATGGGTGTTATTATTCACGTTAAATTCAACAAATGGTATGTCATAAAGAATTAGATTGTTTTTTATTTCCTCATCAATCTGCTTAGACTCTTCTAAGCTTTGAAATCTCCCATTTTTATCATATATCTCATCATTTCTCGTCAATAATATATTAAAATTATCATATTTACTAAAAAGTTTAAATATAAAATAATCAAATGTAACATCATACAAATTTGATGGGTATTCTGAACTATTATTATATCTACTTTTATAAATTGGACCTAATATGATTGGAGAATCCACTATAATATATTTAACTTTACCATATAATCTACTTATATTACGGTGTTGGTTAGCCGTTATATAAAACTGATCTTTTATTGACGAATAATTTTCTTCCCATGTTATTAATTTAGGAAATTCATAGGTCAATTCCACATCTAAATTATTTTTTTTCATTTCATGAAATAATCCTGCAGATTGTGTTGATTTACCAATACCGGGGCCACCAAAAAAATTTATTATTAAACTCATACGATAATATAACAAATAAGACTCAAATTATCAAATGATATTTGTCCATTTATATATTTGTTTATATTTATTTGAAGGAATAATAAACGACCCTCTGAAATAAAAAAAATGGATACAAATATCGGTATGTTAGGAGCAGTGATAGTGGCAATAATTTCAACAATAATAGGTCCAACTATTATGGAATATGTTAAACAAAAGTTTAGAAAGAAAAAGGGTGATACAATAAAAAAAGATTTAGAAAAAAATCTAATTATAGACCAAGAATTAAGACATATTTCAGAAGAATTAGATGCAGATAGAGTTTGGATCACACAATTCCATAATGGTGGTCACTTTTTACTTTCAAATAAATCAATTCAAAAATTTTCAATAACATATGAAATAACAAAAGTTGGTGTTGCACCCGCAAGTCAAGTCTTCAAAGATATTCCAATCTCTTTATATTCAAGGGCAATGAATGAAATTTTAGAAAATGGTCACATATATGTGTCAAATTTTGAAGACACGACTATTGATTCATATTGTCTAAAAAGTGCCGCATTTGCAACTGGAACTAAATCAAGTTATATTGTTGCGTTATATGATATTGCAACCGATAGATGTATAGGTACTGTCGGTGTTGATTACGTTAAAAAAAGAGAATTACACCACGAACAAATTGATGTCTTAAATGAAAGATCCAATAGAATTGCAGGATATTTATCTGTATACTTAAAAGATATTTAAAAAGACTTTTGATTGTATTTGATTATTTTTAAATTTAAAAATATATTTATTTAATATATTTATCTATATGAAATTTAATGGAATTTTAAGTGATTTATTAATTGAAGCCGTAAGGGATCAACAAAAATTTGATAGAATTTTTGAAATATGGAAAAATCAAGATCAAAATTTATCTTTAGAATTAGCTGAATTTTTATTTAACGAACATTTAAAAAGATCGTCAGGATTTAAAGTGACAAATCCAAATGTTAGAACTTTTTTAAATAGATTCGATGGTGTTGTTGGTAATTTTAATCAATTTGCACCCAATATTGATAGGGATGATTATCAAGGTCTTGAAAAGGCATTATCTAAAATAGAAAATTTTAATTTAGAACAAATTAAATTTTTAATAGGTGAATTTATAGACTTACCAGGACAACAATTTGCGAATGTGGTTACAAGAATTGCTGCACCAAATCAAGATCCAAATCCACAAATTATTGATAATTCAAAATCATTATGGTATGGTAAAAATGAAAATTTAATTATTGATGAAGGTAATTTCAGAGTATATAAAATTGATACAAGACAAAAATCAATTGATTTTGGTTACTACGAGGGTTATATTTCTCAAAGTGAACCATATAGATCATCTGGTAAAAGTCACATGCAATGGTGTACCACTAGACATAGAGTAGATAGTAATATGTATGCGGGTTATAGAGACAGAAGAACATTCTATTTTATTATTGATGAAAGTAAAGATCCTGATATTGAAAAAGATATTAATATAAACCAATATTATCTTTCCGCATTACAATACGCAACAGATACTGCTAGAGGTATTAGATTCAAATTAACATCGATATTAAATGATGGGTCCGATCCCGATTTTTCTGATAGTAAATTATTGTCTGTTTATCCAAAATTAAGTAATCATTTAGATAAAATTATAAAAAAGGATTATAATAGAAGTTATGAAATTTCAAATGATGATGATGTTATAAATTGGATAACTGAACAACCTGGTGAATATGAATTTAAAAGAAGAAGTAATAGAGAGAAAAAAGAATATGTTGATAGAAGAAAATTCCTTAAGAAAAAGGATTCTTGGTTGTCTATGGATAAACCATTACGTCAAACTTATATCAATTACACCCAAGGCAATGATGTTCTTGAGAGATTTTCAGATGAAATAATACAAACAATTTTAAAAGATAAAGACGATAAAAGTCGTTTTATGAATAGATTAAAATTACTGAATTTTAATTTAGCGGATATCTTAACTCATTTCTTTAGTAATGATTATGAAGTAATCATGAAAAATATTAAAAATGAATATATTGTTTTGGCAATGACAAAATCTCAACCAAGAAAATATGGTATATATGATTTAAATAAAAAAGAATTTTTAGAAAAAGATGGGAATATGTATTCACCTGAATATAACGATATTTTACATAAATTCATGATCGATCAATCAGGTAATAATTATACAGTAAGGGGTCATTCAAAAACAAATAGTATTGATAATAATTCATTTTTTACGATTGTTGATCTTTTTAATGAAAATGATAAAATGGCACCAGCTATTTTTGTGTCAAAACAACAATGGGATCAACTTATTAATGATGGGGCTTTAATCGATGATGATGAAATTGTGACATCAGATAAAGAAGTAAATAATATTGGGGATATAGAAGAAGACTCATATTAAAATGAATCTACAAGAACAAATATTAAGAATAAAAAATGTCATGGGTTTAGTTAATGAACAAGACTCAAATTATGGTTTTTGGGATAATGTTATTGATTTTTTTATGCCTGGAACGCCTGTAAAAGATGGTAGGGAATTACTTAATCAGTTTGAAGAGATAATCAAAAGAAGAATTGAATATAATAAGAAAAACAAATTACCTTTAGATACGTTAACCTCCGAAGAAAAGGCATTCAGAGAAAGAATATTAAAGGCAACACCAAATTTAAATTATCCACGAATTGGGGGTTTGTCAAAGATAATACAAGATATAAATCAAGGTAAAAATATAAGACCAGAAGAAATTAAAAATTATACTAATCCTGCGTGGAATCAATTATGGGCACCAATAGATGCAAATTCAGCCACTAAATTACTTGACAAACGAGAAGAACTTAAAAGAATGTGGTTGGGTATTGATGAACCGGATGGTGAAAACAAAGGGTTTTGGGTGAAATCTGAATTTAGACCAAGAGATTCAAAAGATCCGAATGCAGTTTACTACAAACCAAAATCTTTACCAAAATTAACCCCCCAACAATTCGATGAATTATATGAAAGAATTATGAAAACAATATTACCAAATGGTAAATTTCCTGGTGGGAATAGTGTGAAAATTTTTGAAGATTATAAAAAATATAAATTTTTGTCATATAATTTATTATTACAATTAATAGGTGACGAATCTGGTTCATTTCACGCTATTCTTGGAGAATTCAAATTTGGTGCCGCTGAGGAAAATGGAAAAAAATATATTTCAATATACGATGAATGGGATTTGGTTCCTCCATCTGCACAAAAATTTGGTGTGAATGTTCAGAAATACGGTAAAACACCGCTAATATATTATCGTATTTATAGATAATATTTATATTTATTTAATATGAATCTTCAAGAACAAATATCAAGAATGAAGTCCATAATGGAATTAATGACCGAATCTAAAAATTCAATATTGGATGTAGATGATATGCGTATATCAAATAGATATAATTCTGATGTTGTTAAATTGCAACAAGAATTGATCAAAAAAAAATACTACATAGGGAAATTTGGTGAAAATGGTGATGGTGTAGATGGGAAATATGGTCCTTTAACTAAATCAGCACATAAAGCATATAAAGATGGTATAACATCAGATGAATTTAATAAAAAATTTGATTTAAATTCTAAAAATAATGTAAACGGAGAAACCATTTCCACTGATATTAAAAATATAATTATTGGTGATTCACAAACTCCTTATGTTGATATGAACACAACTAAAGCGAGTAGAATATCTCGGAAACCTGGAAAAAGTTCATTATGGGAAGGAGGTAAGACAGTATCATGGTTGATATCCGCCTTAAAAGATTTTGATGAATCACCTAATGTAAATAATGTTATAATTGTGATCGGTACAAATGGTGGATTTGGAAAATTCTCTACAGATAACATATCACAATTATTTAAATTATTAAAAAATAAATTTCCTAATGCTAAATTTTATGTTGTTCAAGGGTCTTGGGGATGGGGAGGTTTGAAAAATATTAAAGAAAAAGATGTTAGAAGTTACTACCAAAAATTCAAGGAACAAGGTGCGACTATTATTGATCCACCTATTGGTCCAATTGAACCTCATAGTAATAAACCAATATATAAAACTATTGGTAGTAAGATAGATGAACTTTTATAATTATAATTATAATTATAAATTAAATATGTTAAATAATTTAATAAGTAATAAATCAAGATAAAAAAAAGGGGAGTTAAACTCCCCTTTTTTTATTTAAGTAAAGAATAATATTCTTTGAAATGTTTAATTCTGTCAGGTAAACCAATTGTTCCACCATTCACTCTTTTTGTGATAGATGTAACATCGGCATCAGTAGCTCCCTTATCAGCCAAACCATTTAAACCATTCTTACCCCAAAACCATGCTGCGGATAATAAAGGATATTTAGTCGCAACTAAATCAGGATTTTCCAAAATATTCTCTGTAACAACTTTATCAAATTCAGTATAATTTGATTTGCCGGTTAATTGAATGTAACCTCTGCCACGAAATTTGAATCCTTCTTTTGTTTCTTCACCACCATTACCCATTCTTCCACCATAAACTCTTGAAGCGATTTTTTCAGGGTTTCTTTGGTATTGTTCAGCCAAAGTTTGAGTTGGGAAATACTTTTTAAATGTGGTTAATAAACCTTTTGCACCATAATTTAAATTTTCATTTACAAATTTAAATCCACCACTTTCATGACCACATTGAGCCAAGAAGTGAGACAATCTTAAAGGTGTGTTTATTTGAAATTTTGCCATAACATCGGGAATTTGTCCGATCACTGCGTCTGGAACGTGTCCTTTTAATTTGTTTAAATCCATTTGTTTTAGTTTTTATTTTTTGTTTATTTAATTTTTAATTTTTTTATCCTCTTGAGTTGCATACTTAATACCCATAATCGTACCGACTATTGAAAAAGCATTTGTCAGTAAAACACTAAACATATTACTCCAAGTTGAACCAATTATTTGTGTTTCCTTTCCTGTAACCATAGCCACCCAATACAAACAAGTTGTAACAACACCAACTCCTATAATTACCGCCAAAGCAGATTTAACAATTACTTTTATTAGCTCACTTTGGCTTTTTTTCATCATTACATCTAAGTCATTCAGAGCGGCGTTCTTTTCTATCTCTATTGAATCTTTAAGTTTTCTTGAATTGTCCAGCTCTATTTGCAAATTTTTTGACAATAAATCAATTTCTTTTTTATTGTTTACCGATTCAGTAACGTCAGTGGCAATTTTAACTACATCAGTAATGTTACCTTTACTGTCCAAAATAGGGTTATAAGATGCTTGTAAATAAACAATAGAACCATCTACTTTTCTTCTTTCAAAAATCCCATCAAAGTATTTACCCTTTCTTAAATTTTCCCAAAACTTAATATATTCATCAGATTTTGAGTATTCATAACTCACAAAAACGCTATGATGTTTTCCTACTACTTTATTTTTTTCGTTGGATTTATAACCCATAGTTTCTAAAAATATAGAATTTACATCTGTTATGAATCCATCAATATTAAAACTAATAAGAGCGGTGCTTCTGTTAATTGCGTCTATTTGTTTTTTACTATTGACGATTAAACTAATGTCAGTAGCAACTTTCATTATTTTAGTAATCTTACCAGACTCATCAAAAATAGGATTGTACGTTGCTTGTAAGTTAATAAGACTTCCATCTTTTCTTCTTCTTTCAAATTCTCCTTGATAATATTTACCACTTCTTAATATATCCCAAAACTTTTCATACTCTAATGACCTTGCATAATCTTGACATACAAATATACTATGGTGCTTACCAACTACTTCTTCGTGTTCATTTTCACCATACCCCATTGCTTTCAAAAAAACAGCAT